AATCTATTATTTACTTTACTATCCTTTACTGTAGCATAAGCTATTTCGGGCCTTTCTTTTAACAAATGGTCAAAGTCATTATTCTTGTACCAGTCAAAGATAGCAATATTTGACCACTCTATCAAGTTCTCACAATCGCCGTAGTACATACAAGCCAATGCAGTCTGCTTATAAAACTTTTCTTTCTTTACAGGCCTCCAAGTTAATCTAGCAACAGGCATCATTGATGTTTTGTTTGAGGAGTGATATCCTTTCATCACAACAAATGAACCCTCTGAGTCTGATGCGTTTGCTTCATCTTTATCATAAGAGTCGGTGCCAGCACCATACAAACCTTGAATGCTTCCAGAGCCAGTATAATATTCATATCCAATAGAACTTACATAATCAGGTCTATCAGGATGTTCAATTATAATAAATGGGTACATAAAATCACCTTCGTGGTCTAACGCATCTTCCATACCCATTGGCGCCGCAATCCAGCGCACCCCAACTATTTTGCCATGTTCTACTATTTCTTCAAACTTTCCCTGCTGTAACTTTTCTTCCCATTCTTCTGATAATAACTTTTGTAGTTGCCTTTCTAGTTTTTCAGTATTAAATGGCGACAAGCCAGATGAACTAAATGCCTCTGTTGGAGTTAATGGCATCTGTGTTTTGTTTTCGTGCAAATCTTTTTTGTTGTTGCCAATCTTCTTACGTTTCTGCTTAATAAGTTCTAGTGATGGTTCTTTGTAGCTATTGCCATCATTGTCCATAACATAAAAATACCATGCAGGAAAGAATGGACAACATCTTGTATTTTCTGCACCCGGCTCATAGGTGTTTTGTACTGCTAGAAGATTATACTTGTCTGGCTTATAAAACATATCCATCAAATCGGCAACACCTTTTCTCATTTCACCACCGGTACCAACTATGACATTTATACGGCCGTTCTGCTTTCCATTTTCTTCAATAGATGGCTGTATCATATTGTACACTCTTTTTAAAAGTGGATTGATACCAGCTTCCTCCATAAACACTAAGGTTGGAGATTTACCTGATGCTGCTTGTGCGTTATCTTTAGTAGTAATGGCAAATATCTCTGACAGATATCCTTTCTGTACACTTGTTGCTTCAAAGCCAAACTTAACGTACTGAGGAATGTCTTTTAGCTTACGTTTGAAAAACTCTCTGCCTGATTGCTCCTGTGAGTATGGTGACAAAGCATCTATGCCCATAACAACTTTATTAAAACAGTTAGTAGCATAGTCATCAAGACCAGCTACTATTAATGTTTGCGAAGATGGATATAGCAAAGCTTCAAGCGCACACAACGCTGCCATCTTTTCCGTAAAACCAATCTGACGTCGCTTAAGACAAAGTAGATTTTTATCGTTTAATTTAGCTTGTTCCAGTAAATCAAAGAACTCTTTGTCCATATCAACAAACCTTGGCGGTATAAGACCAGCACCTTTCTCTTTAGTCTTAATGCGCCAAAAGTTCAAATACCAATAGTTTGCTCCAGTAAGATGAACGCCACCAACGGTATAGCCTTCAATGCATCTTCTGCGTTGCTCGTACCACCATTCCATGTAATGCCTTGGAAAGTTAATACGTATCAGCTTTTTCTTTTTAATATTTGGATTGTCATAAACTTCCCACGCGCGATTGTATTTTGGCATAGGGTTGTCAAGGTCATAGATTACCGGCTGAAACAACTCTACGTTTTGGAACTTACACATGTGGTCATCATAGCAAGATATATTCTCAGGCAACAAAGAAGATCGATAAAATCTTTTGTTGACTGGTTTAGTGCCATCAAGAATAATATTTGATTGTGCATTAATTTTATACCCGGCAATGTCTATGACATTACTCATTATTTACTTAAATCTTTTGGTAAATCTTTTGGATCAGGCTCAGGTTTTGGAGCTGTTGTTGAAACACAACAAGTATCATCTACATCTGTGCAACAAACATTGTATAATTTTTTGATTTTACCTATAAGACCATGACTGTTTGAGTTTTTAGTAAATAGTGCCATATTTTTATCCTTTTACTGCGAGATTAATAGTTGCATTTTGAACAATTGCATTGCATGTTATTGTAAATGTAATTGCATAATTATATGTTTGTCCAGGTGTCCATACTCCAGGAGGAACGTATTCTATTCCTGCTATTACACCATAGTTTCCTGCGTTTAATGAATATGGATTTATTGGTAATGTAGATATTGTTGGACCACTATTTATATTATTAACATTAATGTTGCTAATATTTAATGTGCTTCCAGATGAAAATATTTCAAATAATATTTCTCCTAAATCAACACTGTTTATAGAAATATTGCCAATAAAAGGAGCTTGTATTGATGTTATTTCAACCCTTGGATTAGTGTTTAATGTTCCGTAAATATTAAATACACAAGGAACACCTATTGTAACATCACAACATGCTGTTTCTGTATCGCAGCAACCATCTACAAGTATTTGTTTTTTTCTTTGAAAGAAAGAACGTACTTTGTTTATATTTAATAGCTTAGACATTTGTTTCTATATTTTTATTGTTATCAATATTAGATTTTTCTACCTTTTTTTGCTGTACTTTCCCATACAACAGAGTTCCGGCAAACGCTGCTATAGATGTTAAAAAGATTGACATGCCAGACCAATCGAGTGAAGAGCATTTAACTGCATGAATAATTAGGTAAATAAAAATACCTAACGATAATAAACAAATGCAAAGTGTACCTAAAAATAATGTAACTCTCATAGAGCTTACATCAGTGCTTTCTTTAAGGAAGTTAAACATATTATTTTTCTATTTTTTCTACAAGGTTAAGAAGTTTCTTCATCATTGCTGTATTGTTTTCAATAACATTATTGTTTGAGTTTACTGTTTCCATCAACTTTGCCCTATCTTCTGTCATGTATTGTTCGTGTCTTTTTTCAAGTTCTTGTATCCTTGTTTCATTATTTTTATGCATTGAAAGAAACTGCTTGCTCATAAAAACAATAACGCCAATCATTAGGATAGCAAAAACACCTAATATCCCATAGTTTGTTAAATAACCTACTTCTTGTGGTACTTGCAAAAATAAAGAGTTCATGTGAATGTGTTTTATTATGTTATTTATAATCATCTATTGGTAAATACTTAACCCACCAGCAGTCTATATTTTCATTGTAATATATTTGATATAACGGTAAAATCCAAATTCCATCTGATGTTTTTAATGGAGTAAACTTATGCCCTTCTATATAATACTTGTCAAATAGAAATTTTTTTTCATCTTCATCTAATAATCCACCAAGCATTAAAAATTAACTGGTTTTTGAAATGTATTTTGAACTAATATGCCAATATTGCCTGTAATATCTACATTTGAACCAGAGTTGTTTCTTAATGCAAAATAAAAACCACCTGTTACAAATGGGTCAACAGAACTTGCTGTATAGGATATAAAGTTAAACTGATGTCCTTCTACATCTAACTGTCTAAACACTGGTATTTCACTTCCAATAATAGTATCATCTGCCCATCTTCTTAATGACAAAGCAAGTACCTGGTCAGTACCAGTAACAATACCAAAGTTTACTCTAAACTGATGCAATATTCTTAACCCATCGTATGGAGTTCCAATATATGGAATAACTACGTGGTCACCAATTGTAGTAGAAAATGTTCCGCCAAGATTAGGAGTTAGATTTGAAATTGTTATTGCATTTAATGATGCAGCAGAAGAATATCCAAATCTTATTTCTGGACCAACACTTGCTACTTTAATACCTGTTGCTGCTTCTATTGCCGCTCCATGTGTTGCTACAAAGTTTGTAGCTGTTTGAGTTAAACTTGTTGCAAATGTTGCAAGATAATCTACACCACCAACATTTATATTTTCAGAACCAGATGTTCCTGTTAATGTTAACTTTCTTGTAAATGATATAAAAAACTCGTTATAGGATGTTGTTCCATTTGCTACTTTATTAGTTAAATCATTAAAAAAAGTAAAACCATTTGCAGTTTGTCCATTTGGTAATGATACAGGAGTTGTTGTTCTTGACCATTGTGTAGAAGAACTTAGAAACATTTGCGTTTCTATCTTTTTATTTTCCCACCTAGAGTTAGCAAAATTATAAACTAATGATTCTTTATCTACAGGTGTTGTTGGTAAATACACATCATGAAGTTCATCTAACTCGTAACCATTCTGAACCCTTACATACATTCTACCTGCACTACCATTACTTGCAGTTGTAACTACTCCAAGATATACAAGATGATTTGGAGCAAAAGGTTTTACATTAGTAATGTCACCAGGTGTTGCAGCAAGATATATTGCATCGCCATCTGAAAATGTTGCAGTAGGTAAAGTACTTAATCCATCAAGCAAACCTTGAATCATTATAATGCCTTTTTGTCCTGCAGCAATAGATGTAGAAAATACCAATCCAACAGTTTGCGCTGATGTTGCATCAGATGTATTAAATGCTCTTTTGACAGTCATTCTGTCACCAGTACCACCAAAAGCATAAACAGGCATTCCTTTAGTTATTATAACGCTATCAGCATTTGTTACATAAGCAAATAAACTATTAGGTGTTGTGCCTATACATTGAAATCCATTAAGTACAGCATTGTACACACAAAGCATTTCACCGCCATCCCAAATATCGCCACCAAGCAATACACCATCATTATTTCTATAAAGAGTTTTAGCACCAAGACCATTGATATTTAATGTAGGTGTTGTAGTATTTCCAGAAGTAAATCTAATAAGATAAGAATCAGCATCTACATAAGATGTTACTCCAGCAATAGACGTTGTGTATATGTCTATTCCTGATGCAGTGCCATGTAAAATGCCACCTGATACATTAGTTTCGTAATAATCAAAACTACTAGTAAATGGATTTAATTTGTATGGCATATTACGTAGTTGTTATTTTAATAATATTGTCACTAAGATTGTAAGCAATAGTTTTAGTTGATACAACTGTTAATCCTGTTTTATAAACAATAGTATAGATATTGTTAGTATTGCCACTTGGATTATCTGTATCAACACCAGTATAATATGTAACTTCAATGCTATTGCCGGGTATTTCTATAAAACTTTCTAGTTCAGCAAGATTTTCTAGTATTGTATTTGATGTAGCAACGGTTCCAGTTATTGTAGTGCTACCAACACCAATAAAACTATTTAATGCTATATATACTGCGGCTTTTGTTATTCCATACGGAGTAGAAGTTGCATCTAAAATATCATCAGGATTTTCTACAAAACATATATCGTAGTTTTCATTTACATGTTCTACCTGTAAACCATTAGTGTTATAATCTCTTACTCTAATAGATCCCTTTGGATATGATGCAAATGGACTTGGCTCAGATGGAACTTTAAAAACAATCGAACCATCTTCTTCATAAATTTTTATTGCTGGAAATAGTAAACTCATATTATTATAGATTTATAACACCCCATTGATTTGTTTTAATATATTGAAATATCATTCCATCGCCATTAACCATATTAACAGTAGATCCACTACCGGCTATAGATTGTCCTACATTACTATTAACTGTCGCCGTTGGAACAGTGCAATAAACTTTATACATTTGTCCTAATAAAGGAGTAGCCGGCAGTGTTAAAGTTATTCCATCTTCAATGATAACAATTATATATTCTGTTAACTGAATTGTGTTTGAAGCATCGTAATAAACTAAGTTATCTTCGCAATAGCACAATGGTCCGGGCACCGGTATGATTGGAGCTAAATCTACAGATGTTATTACTTGCGCTCCATCGTGTTCACCAGTAAGTTCAAGTGTTGTGCCATTTAAGATTAACTCTAGGTCAAAATTATGACTTATATCTATGTTGCTACTAAAAGGAATGCCAGCATAAGTACCGGCAAGTGTAATAATATTTGTAGTAGGATTAAAAGTAAGACCAATAGTTAATTGTTCTTGTAGGTCTGACAGATTTACTGTTCTTGTTACAACAGCGTTGTCGTATGTATAAGTCAATGTTAGTATGTTAGTTACAGGATCATACGCTAGTTGTATATCTAGCGGACAACAAGTTTCGCAACCCGGAGGACATGGATTGTCAAATATTACTGAATCATTGAACTTATCAAATAGTGGCATACTACAACTCTGTTAATACTTGATCTATTGCTGCTATTTCTGCTGTAATCTTTGCAGCTATAGCTACTTGTTGTTCTTGACGCTGGCTTTTTAACTTTGTAAAAAATGCAAGAGCATCTTCGTTCTTCATTTTTTTTACCTTGATGTCCTTCTCTCCTTTAAAATTCCATTGAGTAGAATCTTCAATCTGGATAGTAACCTCTGTTCCTGTTTTTTCTAAGATAGTATATGCAATCATTGTTTTATATTTTAAGGTACAATATTTAATACGTTTCCTGAAATAAACAAATCGCCTTGTGTAAGACCATCTGCTACTGCAGCAGCTAAATCTACATAAGTCTTAATACCGAGTATGTTTATTTTAATTGGCTGTGCAACACTAGTTGGGTCTGCTATAATACTAAACGATCCAATTGCAAGTTGTGCAAAGTTATTTGTTGATAATGCTGTGTATTGTATGCCAGATGATTCGTAAATATCTATGCCAGTATTTATGCCTGAAATAAAATTATCATACTTTAATGAAATAGAATTATATAGTAAATTAAAATTAGATGATTCATTAATAATATTGTTAGCTGACAAATACAAACCATTATCATTCAAATACAATTGCGAGATATATGTGCTATTGTTATTAATTGATAACTGAGCAGATGTTGATTCTATATCTATTTCACCTCTTTCATTAAATGCGTTTTCACTTATTACGGTAAATTCGTATGGAAACATATACATATCTGTAAAGTTATTTCCATTAAATAATGTCTTAATCCAAACAGGTTCTAATGAACTTCCATCACCGCCAAAAGCTGGAGTATTTAAATTAAAAAAAAAGTCATTATAGAAAGAACCAGTTAATGGATCTCTATAATATGTGCCTGAACCTTCTACAGTAGTACCAGGAAATTCTAAAAAATCTGTAGTAAACTCTTCAAACTGCGTACCATAATTATAACCAAAGTTGTCTGTAGACTCAAACTCTCTTAGTCCTGTACCGGCACCAAAAGTATCGCAACATCCAGCACCGCCATTTGGACTTGATGTAAAGCTGATTGATTTTTTCTTAAAGAATCCCATGTTAGTTGATTTTCATTCTTGCGTGATAAGGCTTTTTATTCTCAGGAATCTCAAATAAATACAATGACAATCCCTCTTGTTCCTCGTTACCAGTTTCCATTTCAGACTTTAGCTTAAACTCTTCGCACAACCTAGTTGAAACCTCTAATGCTTTTGCTATTTGCAGTTCATCTTCTGGAGTATTGTCAAGACTCATTAACATCTTTCTCCAGTGTTCTGCTTTAGCCTTAAACATTTCGACGTTCAAATCGTTTTCTGACAACTGTATTCTTTTATAGAAATCAATCAGGTTAATAACCTGTTCCGTTTTCTCTATGTTTTTCCAGTTGGACCAGTCTTTAAACAGTCCGTAGTTTGCAGTGACCTGCTCTCTTCTTTCTACCGGTGGCAGTTGCCAGTAAGGGTT